CTGGATGAGCAGCAAGTAGCCTATCGCTATGATTTGTTCGCGCCCAAGGCTGTAAAAGTAATCTATGATATTGATAAAGCAGAATTAGCTAAGTTGCCTGAGGATTGGATTAAGTTGGATCATATCCAGCAATTTGAATTAGACAATTCTCCAACTTGGCTCGCCTGGTGCAAATCCCTATATGCACGTTTCCGGCCAGAGCTTGATGGTGTAGATAATCAGCATTTTGTCGACCCCTTCCGCTTTGTTTCGTTATTCTCGGACTACGCCCAACCAGATGATATTATCGTAGCGGGCGCGGGCAAGGCGGGTGAAATCCTGATGCAGACCTTCAAGGTCAAGGCTGGGCAGCGCGTCCAGACATTATCCACCAATGGTGCGATGGGTTATGATATTCCACTGGCAATTGGCGCTTGCCTGGCAAGTGGGCGGCGCGTATTATGTGTAACAGGCGATGGTGGATTTATGCTCAATATCCAGGAGCTTGAACTTATCCGGCGGCTACACCTACCTATCCAGTTTTTCGTGCACTCCAACCGCGGTTATGCAAGCATTCGGATGATGCAGAAAATGAGATTCGGCGGGCACACCGTGGGTGCTGATCCAGAGAGCGGGTTTACAATCCCGCACCTGGCGGAGGTCGCGGAGTGTTTTGGGTTGACCTATCAGCGCATCGAGACACTCGACCGCCAGGTAGAGTTTACCGGGCAGATTGTGGAGCTGATGATTGACCCAGAATATGTCCAGGTGCCGCGGGTTGCAACCACGATGATGCCTGATGGGAGCTTCGAGCAGGATAGTATGGAGAATATGACTCCTAAACTGCCAGCCGATGAGCTTAGAGAGATTATGGAGACAGAATGAACGAAAAAACTTTGCACGATTATTGTATAGAGGCAGCCATATCGTGGATGAAATTGGGTATGGGAGAGCACATATCTTATATTCACCCCGAAGATTTGCCAGAGAATGGTCCTAACTTAAAAAGTGGGGGAAAGATTCCGAAGGTTACCATCGAATGGGTCGATGAACAAGAAACCATACCGATAGGCTATTAATTTTACAATGTCCGACCAGCCCGAAAGCGAATTACTGCGCGTAACCCGCCAATTCCGAGCAGCCCTGGAGCGGCAGGATGCAGCCGCGCTAAAACGGCTGACCCAATCCTATCAACAGCTTTATGGCCGGTTGAAGGATAAGATCGACCTGCTAGCTATTGCTATTGGCGAAGAGGAGCCAACCGCCGGACAGCTCATCAGGATGACACGTTATAAATCCCTGATACGCCAGGTGGAAGCGGAATTGACCGACTTCCAGGTGATCTTGCGTAATGAGATTGGCAATACTACCAATGATGCCATCCGCTTCGCAGGGCGGGACGTGTACCGCGCTTTGCGTGCAGCAGGTAATACTTATGGCGTCGAGCTGGGCTTCAACCGCCTGCCGAGCGAGGCCATCAAGACATTGCTGGGCTTCTTACAGCCCGACAGTCCGCTGTATAAGCGTATCGGCAAGCTGGCGGAGGCCAACACTGAATTTGTGGCTCAGAAACTGGTAGAAGGCATTGGATTGGGGAAGAATCCACGCGCTATAGCCGCAATAATCCGTGACAGCCTGGGCGGTGGGCTGACGGATGCTCTCAGGATGACACGGACGGCGCAATTATGGAGTTATCGTGAAGCTACACGTGCCAATTATCTTGCTAACTCGGATGTGCTAGAGGGTTGGATTTGGTGGGCTGATTTACCTGGTGACCCGTGCATGGCTTGTATCGCTGAGCATGGGTCGTTTCATGATCTGAGTGAAACTCTCGACGATCATTACAACGGGCGCTGCGCCATGGTTCCGGCGGTGCGCGGCTTCCCTTCTCCCATAGACCAGACCGGCGAGGATTGGTTCGCCAGCCTGAATGAAGCTAAACAGCAGGAACTGATGGGCAAGGAGAAGTATGCTGCCTTCCAAGAAGGCAAGTTCGAATTCGGGCAACTGGCAGGTAAGCACGTTGATTCCGTGTATGGCGCGATGAATGTCGAAGAAACTCTACAGGCGCTTATCGGTGGAAAATGAGCGACCGTGACTTCTGGATCCTCATCCGCAGTGCCTTATTGCTTATCCTGGATGCTATCGAGCGCCGCTGGGAGATCGAACCGCGAACCGCAATCTTGCGCAGCGAGATGAAATATGCTACAATAAAACCAACAACTGAATAAACGGAAGTCCGAATGGAATGCCGTGATTCTTTAGCGAGAGCTATAGATTCACGGCATTTTTTGTTAGTTACGTCTACTCAGACGGCAAAAGCGAGGATGAAAATGAGCAACCAAGTTATTGAACCGACTCCACCTGTACCTGACCCCAAGGTTACGCCCCCTGAAACAATCGGCGGAAAGACATTTACTCAGGAAGAAGTGGATCACATCATCTCAGAACGTTTGGCCCGCGAAAAGAAAAAGGGCGAAGATGATAACCGTAAAATCAAGGAAAAGGTCGATGCAGAGGCATTAGCCAAAAATCAGGAATGGCAGAAATTGGCTGAAACGCGCGAAAAGGAATTAGCCGAGGCAACTACCAAACTAAAAGGCCTTGAAATTGAGAAGCGGAAACAAGCAATAGCATCTAAAGTCGGCTTGCCCGAAGCCTTTGCTCAGCGTTTGCAGGGTGAGACCGATGAGGAATTAGAAAAGGATGCTAAGCTTTTATTGGAGGCGCTGCCTAAAGCGCCAAAAATGCCCGCCATGAGTGCTACCAATCCCGGTGCTGGCGCGAGCCAGGGGGAGACGGTCGCCCAGCAGCGAGCAAGAATTTATGGACAGAGCGTTAATCCACTCGACCCGAACTATGCCAAAGCCCAAGGCGGCGGCGTGTTCTGGCCTAATAAAAAGGATTAGCCTCATTAATTGGAGTAACCAATATGCCTTACAACACTGAAGCAGACATCGCTACCTTCGTCAATACGGTGTGGGAAGATGCCATGTTGGTTGCGCGCGATAACAATGTCATGTCTGGCTTGGTAAACGGATTCGGAGATTTACAGGGGTTGGCTGTACGCAAGAACGCTAAATACAACGGTACAGCAGCCTTCAACCAGATCTCCGAAACTGATGACCTGACAAGCCAGTCATTTACTCCCGTGGTAGACCAAACCCTGACCCCATACGAATATGGGTCGCAATTTTTCATTACTGACAGCCGCCTGGAAACCGATATTTTCGCGGTGCGCCAGGATGCTGCTCAAGAGTTTGGCGCTGCTTATGGTCAAAAGATTGATACCTTCCTGGCTGGTATGTTCTCCAGCCTGACGGGTGGAACAGTCGGAGCAGCCGGGACTAACATGAGTTGGGCAAATTTCTTCGCCGCAATCACCAAAATGCGCCGGGCTTTGGCCCCCCGCCCCTGGGTTGCAGTCTTGACCCCCGAACAATGGCACTGCCTTGGTACTGCCATTGCGCCAGGAGTTACCGTGACTAACAGCCCATTTATCCAGGATGAGTTCATTCGCCAATTCTACGTCGGCGGCGTTTCAGGCGTCGATATTTTCACTACAGCAAATATCGCCACTGGAACCTCCGTTTATGGTGGGATGTTCAGCCGGAACGCGCTTGCACTTGACATTCGCCGCCCGCTGCGCATCGAGCCGGAACGTGATGCTTCGTTACGTGGATTTGAGCTGAATGCCTCATCCGTTTTCGCCTATGGTGTCTGGCGTCCGCAGTATGGGATCGCCATTAACACAGCAGGCACTGCACCGGCATAAGGGGAGGGTAACATGACTCAAAAATTGCTCACTACTAATATTGTTATCCCTCTGCTCGGACAAGCCGGAACTCTCGGCGGACCGCAGTCGGGGAACGTTCCGATCCTGCGCATTCCTGGTACATCCTATGGGGGTGGTATCACGATCACCCGTTGGGACTATACAACGAATGTGGTTCTGGCGGTCGGTTCTGCCCCTGCTGTACGCCTGGTGTCTCAGACCGTGGCAAACCTGCCAATCGCTACCCTATGCTCCAATGGTTCGGCGGCTACTACGGCAGGCACTGCGATAACTGGCACTATCACTACAGCTTGGGTTCCCGGAACTGTAGGCTTCCTGGGTCTGGAATATAGTCAGGCTACCTACGGCGGGACTTCCCCGGCCTATATGGTCGTGTCTGTCCAGTATCACAATGGACGCGGCAGCGCGTAAAGTAAACTTATAGCCGGGCGCAACAAAAGGGCACAGCACCCCGCCCGGCTCTCTGCTGTAGAAAGATAAATACATCGTGAGGATTATGTGGCTCTCGAACAGTCCCTGGTCGAGCAGCGGCTATGGACAGCAGAGCAGAATATTTTTACCGCGCCTGGCAGATTTAGGACACGTAATGGCAACCACTTGTTTCTATGGGCTGGAGGGTGGCTTGCTCAACATGGGCAAGTTCCTCTGCTACCCCAAACGCCTGCATCCGTATGGTAATGATGTGATCGTACCGCATAGCGCGGCATTTGGAGCCGATATTATGATAAGCCTGATGGATACCTGGGTAATGAACCCGGAGGATTATCCCAAGCCAATGCACTGGATTCCCTGGTATCCAATCGATCACGACTCAATGCCTGCCCTGGTGCGCGGCAAGATAAGCCTGGCTTACAAACGTATCTCGTTTAGCAAGCACGGCGTCAAAGCTACTCACGATGCTGGATTGGACTGCTATTATGTGCCGCACGCCATAGAGACGAACATCCTAAAGCCGCTGGATAAAGCTGAATGTCGCAGGCGCTTAGACCTGCCGCAAGATAAATATATCGTTGGCACGGTTGCCATGAATAAAGGCAACCCATCCCGCAAATGTTTTACCGAGATGATGGAAGCCTTCGCCAGATTCCACAAGCGCCATCCTGATACGCTGTATCTCCTACAGACTGAAAAAGGCGAGGGCATTGAAGGCATGATTAATCTGCCTGAACTGATGCGCAACCTGGGTCTACAGGAAGGGCCGGACGTTATTTTCTGCAATCAATATCAGCAGATGTTGGGATTCCCGCCGGAATATATGGCCGATGTGTATAACAGCCTGGATGTGCATCTGATTACTACCCGCGGCGAGGGATTTGGACTGCCAGTATTAGAAGCTCAGGCTTGCGGCGTGCCGGTCATAACTGGCGGCTGGACGGCCTGTAAAGAGCTGTTCTTCGCCGGGCAGTTGTTGGATCCGGAAAAGGACGCCGAACGGGAATACTCCGGTCTGGCAGGTTACCAGTTTCGCCCGCGCGTGAGCGCGATTGAAGCAGCATTGGAGGCTGAATATCAACACCGCTCGGACACTACCGAGGCGGTGAAACAAGCACAGGAATATGACGCAGATGTAGTTACTGAGAAGTATTGGAAACCGGTCTTGGAAGAGATCGAGAAAGGCTTAAAGCAATGATCGACAAGCCTGAGATGAAAGACGCGGTGATCCTACAACAAGCCTGGCAGATCGGGCCATTTGCCGATATGCTGCGCCTGACTTACCAGCGCCACGCGGCTTATGCCTGGGCGCACAACATGGAATACATCGCCTGGGCAGGCAGTCTGAAACCGGACTTATGGCCGGGAGGCTGGGGCAAAATCTGGCTTATTCGCCTGATGCTGGAGCAGGGTTATAAGTGGGTATTCTGGATCGACACGGATGCGGCGATTGTCAACGGGGAATGCGACTTGCGCAACGCGCTTCCCGATGGCAAGCTGATTGGAGCCGTCGAGCATTACGCCCCGGATTGGTTCCCTAAGTTTGATATCCCGCGCCATTATAATGTGGGTATTCTGCTGGTGCGCAATGACCCATTATCTAAAGAGTTCATGGATGATTGGCTTTCGCGTTATCCTGGGCATTCTCGCTGGCTGGAGCAGGGAGCCTTTAACGGGATGATCGACGAGGACAAATATAAGGATATATTCCATAGGCTAGATGACCGGTGGAATGCGACCTTTAATGTCAATCCCGTAGAAAATCCCTATATCATGGGATGGCACGGCGTCATGCCGGAGGCGAAACGTTACAGTATGATGAAGGAAGTGTTTAAGGATGATTTTCTAAGATTCAGAGTGTAAGATGCCATTCAAAAGCAAGGCGCAACGCAGGTTCATGTTTGCCCGTCACCCGCGAATAGCGCGGCGATGGGTCAAAAAGTATGGCTCCAAGATCGGAGGCAGACGCAAAAGCGGACGGAAATCGTCCGAAAGGAGTAAGTAGAAATGGCTAAATGGGCTTATAACGGAATAGCAGATTGGGGGTTGAATGGAGGTTTTCAACAGGTTGCGATCAGGGTTTCAATAGCTACTGCGCAGCCGACGACCTACGCCAACTGGGGTACTTTCGCGGTTGGCACGCTGGCTATCGCATCGGCTAATTTCACCCTCGGAACCGGCGATACGAATGGGCGCAAGCTCAGCTTTGGCCCGGCTACCATCACGGTAGGTACGTCCGGCACGGTGAATCACATTGCTTTTGCTGCAACCGCGGGCGCAGGTACACTGGTATTTGTGGGCACGTGCGCGCCAACCTCGGTTACCGCAGCGGGCACAGTGATCCTGTCCGCCTGGGATGTCGACGAGATTAACGATCCAACTTAAAGTGTATTATGGCGCTTGTTGAAAGATTAATGCATTGGCCGACTGAACCGGAAAGCCGGTATATTCCGGTTCACCACTTCTTTGCAGCCGTTGGAGAGATCGTGGCCGGGGCTTTGACGGCTGCCCAGGTCAAATCTTTTCTTGCCATGACGCCTGCCGATGAGGTTGATTTCGACGCTCTGATTGCATTGGCTCCAGGAACGGCGGCTGGACAGGCTTTATATTTAGAGCGGGTTCATGGAGTGTTTATCCTGGCATATCCGCCAACTGTGCCGGGATATAGCACCCCAACCGACGTGCGAGTAAAGTTAGGAATTTGAAAACGTGGCCGTAAATGCAAAGGTCGGCACCTTCGCAACTGGAACTGGAACAGATGATATTGTCCTATCCGGATTCGGATTTCAGCCAAAGGCCACGCTGTTCTGGTGGAACGGCGACACGAGCGCGGTCGATGCAGTAACTGGGCAAACACATACATTAGGGATTGGAGTTGGCGTAGGCACAGCCGATAGACGTTGCGCAGCAACCAGGTCAGTGGATGCATCTGCGGCAAGTAATGGGGGCGCAATTCAGCGTGCAGATGCTTGTGTATGTGTGCATAATAGCGACGCTCCAACAATTGATGGTTTGGCAGATATAAAATCAATTGATTCGGATGGTCTCACCCTTGCTATTGATGATGTATTTTTATCTAATATGAGGGTAAATTATCTTGCCCTTGGTGGTTCAGACATCACCAATGCCGCGACTGGCATGTTTACTGAAGCTGCTGCAACGGGCAATCAAGATATTACTAGCCTGGCTTTTCAACCCAATTTTGTGTTGTTTTTCCACAACAATTTTGTATCTGATCCTCCTACTGTATCCACGAATCGTTCCCGTTTAGGAGTAGGAGTAGCCACCAGTTCAGCTCAAAGGTTTACCTGGTCAATGGGCGGCTCTGAGGGTATTCCAGATATGGATATTATCAATTATGGGTTTGGGGGTGAGTGCATAACCTGTATTGCTGATACGCCTGGCACCAGTCCGGTCACTCGCTATGATTTTGTGACATTTTTAAGCAATGGATTTAGGCTCAACTGCCTGGAAACGGCCAACAATAGCCGTCGTATCCATTTTATAGCTATCGCTGCTACCAATGTCTCCTGCGGGGAATCGCTAACCCAAACCGATACCACGACCGACATTGTGGTAAGCGGATTGGGCTATAAGCCAGCCTGCGCGATGATATTTAGTTCCTGCCAGGCTGAGCACACTCAGGATGTATTGGCGGGCGATGGCGAATTGTCTATCGGCGCGGCAACCTCCACTTCGGCCAGAGTTGCAGCAAGTATCCTGGATCAAACCGGAGTAGCCGATTCTATCGTCACCACTGCGATAGAATATGACGAGATTTACGCCAATATCTCGACCGCCGAGGCCATTGAAGGGCTAATGGACGTGAAGAGCTTCGATGCAGGCGGCGTCACGTTTATCATGGATGATGCCGATCCGGCCCAAAAATGGTTTGGCTGGTTCACGATTGGCCCGGCGGTGGAGGGAGCACTAACTCCTGCTGAGGCTAACCAGGCCCAGACCAGCGATGCCGCGCCTNTAACTTTTTACAGTAATGAAATCGTGCCTGCCGAAGCTAACCAGGCGCAGGTATCCGATCTGCCCTATCTGTACTCGACCTGGAAAGCCAGCCAGGGGCCGTTATACCCAACCACGCAGGAGCAATCAGCCGTTACGCCTTACGATGGAATCGCCTGGGTAGCAACCTCTGTAGTCAACATTGGCGCAGATGACACCGCTTATGCCAGCATTGTTGCCCCTCAATATGATACCGGCGTCATCAGCAATTTACTGATCGGGCGCAACTTCGGGGCGGCTATTCCAACCGAATCTACTATTAATGGCCTGCTGCTGGAGATTGGCAAGTGGTATTCGGCGGGCTCGGCGCGAGATAGCATTGTTTCGCTGTGGAATGGCAGCCTTATTGGTTCTAATCTGGGCAGTACGGGGATTGGCTGGCCGTCCTCGATTGCCACCATCAA